CTTGCTGTTGATAGTGAGCTATTACAGTGGTGGTCGGAACATTCTTTTGAGAATGGGTATTCTCAAGAGGAGTTCCAGAAAGGTATTGAGATGTATGCTCAAGCTATTGCTGGATCACAGCCCGATATGGAAGCAGAAGCATCCAAGCTCGGCGATCAGGCTGAAAGCCGTATTGAGGCTGCGTCTTTGTTTGCCAATAAGTTTTTCCCAGAAGCAGCAATCCCTGCTATTGAGAGAATGTGTGAAAGCCATGAGGGGATCATAGCCCTTGAGACAATCATGGATGCAATGAAGGATGGTTCATTTGCTGGCAATACACAGCCTACAGCTGGACTCTCAGAGCAAGCACTTAGGGAGATGATGAATGACGAAAGATATTTCAACCCAGCCAAGCGCGACCCGTACTTCATTAAGCAAGTCGAAGAAGGCTTCCGACAACTCTACAGAGGTTAAGATTATTCAAAGGGGTGAGTATTATCTGACCCCTTTTACCTTGGCGCATGTGGATGAAGTTGTTGAGCATCTTTCCAAAGAGAACATACGCGAGCTAAAAATACTTGGTCACTTGGATGTTCGCCAAGCTATTGTTGAAATGTATGAGTGCTCTGAGTGCTATATAGTCAGGCGGGAAGGTGAGATATTCTTAGCTGTAGCTGGCTTATGGTTTGGGGAAGACCAAGAGTTCCCGCAGATGTTTGCAATGTTTTCTGATAAAATAAAGGATTGCTTTGTAGCCACAGCAAGAGGGTCAAGAATGCTTGTTGATTTCTTTGACAAGAGCCAGCCTATGATGACTATGACTATTCTTGCTGATTATCAGTTTATTTTGGACTGGGCAGTCTGGCTGGGCTTTGATCCTGTAGGCGTTATTGACAGCACACCTCACAAGTATGTTGAATTTGTGCGTTGCAATCCAAACAAAAAAAATGTTTACGATGGCACATTACGGCCCGTAATGCACTGAAAGGCCCGAAAGGACACCCTTGTTGATGTGGCGGAATGGACACCCGTAGGAACTGTAACTTCAAATCAGGAACTGAAAAATGGCTAATACTATCGATCAAGCCTTTATCAAGCAGTTTGAAACCGAAGTTCACATGGCGTATCAGCGTATGGGTTCTAAGCTACGGAATACCGTTCGTACTTCAAATGTGACAGGTTCAGTTGCTCGTTTCCAAGTAATTGGAAAAGGCATAGCAAATACTAAATCCCGCAACGGTAATGTAACTCCAATGGAGTTGGCGCATACAAATGTTGAAGCTACTATGGCTGACTACTATGCACCTGAGTACATTGACAAGCTGGACGAGTTGAAGATCAACATCAACGAGCGTCAAGCTGTTGCGCAATCCGCTGCTGCTGCTCTTGGTCGTAAGACTGACGAGATTCTTACAACAGCAATGGATGCTGGTGCAAACTCATCACAAATCCACGACACTGGTTCTGCGCTTGAAAAAGCAGACTTGCTGTCTTTGTTTGAAACATTCGGTAATGCTGACATCCCAGAAGACGGACAGCGTTATCTTGCAATGTCTCCAGCAGGATTTGCTGACTTGTTTGCAATCAATGAGTTCGCAAGCTCTGACTATGTTGGACCACAGAACCTGCCATACGCAGGTGGTATGACAATGAAAGAGTTCTTGGGCTTTAAAATCTTCTCTACATCGGCAGTCGCTGGTGGCAAAAACTTTGCTTACCATACAACTGCTGTTGGCCTTGGCATCAATGCTGATGTTCAAACTGAGGTCAACTACGTTGCAGAGAAAGTTTCACACCTTGCAACATCAATGATGTCCATGGGTGCTGTCGTTATTGATGACGATGGTGTCTATGAAGTCCTTGATAACAACTAAGGAGATAGATCATGGCTTATGCAGCAAGTGGACTAACTCGCGTTGGTGGTGATTCAAACGGAAGTCTGTGGATGTACACAACTACTGATCCAATCGCAGACATCAACACAACTGGTTATTTCAACAACGCAGCAGACATGCTGTCAGTTCGCGATCTAATCATTGTGCGTGACACGAATGTTCCAACCACTAACTTTTGCACCGTTCTTTCGAACACTGGAACTGTTGTAGACGTATCTGATGGTACGGCTGTTGCAGAAACAGATGGTGACTAATAAAGGGATGGGGGCTTCGGCCCCCAAACTACTATGCCTGATGTAGCAAACACACCGATAAAAATATGCTCTCGCGCATCTCTCTTGATTGGAGGTGACGCGATTCAGTCTTTTGAGGATGGCACTGCTGAAGCGACAGTAAGCTCTGCTATGTATGAAGACATGGCACGCTCTGCATTGACCAACTCTCGTTGGCGCTTTGCAACAGATCAGGCGATTTTAAACAGATTGGCTGATGCTCCAACTGGACGCTTTGATGCTGCGTATCAGCTACCTTCTGAGTTTATTATGCTTTCTGGCGTTACTGTAGACGAGCGCCCTATCAAGTATGATCTTTATGGCAGCAAAGTTTTCTGTGATGCGGTAGCAACTGACACGGTTATTGCCGACTATGTATTTAGGGCTGATGAGTCTACTTGGCCTCCATATTTTGTAACGGCTGTTGAATATATGATGGCTGGTGTTCTGGCTGTATCTGTTGCTCGGGATGCAACCCTAGCCAGCTTGATGGATAACAAAGCCAACTTTCAAATGATCCAAGCTAGACGTTTACACTCACAACAACAGACAACCCGCAAACTGGATACATCGAGGTTTATTGCTGAAAGGCGTAGTTAATGCAGAAAGTAAGAGTTCCCATTAACAGCTTTCAGTTTGGTGAAGTAAGTGACTCCCTTACATCTAGGGTGGATACTGGTGTTTATGCTGCCTCTGCTCAACGCCTTGAGAATATGGTTGTTATGTCAGAGGGGTCAGTTAAAAAACGCACTGGCATGAAGTTTATCTATGACTATGGAATTACTTTTAATGCCACATATCCAGAGCAATCGCATCTCTTTCCATTTATCTTTGATGAAAATGAAGAGTACATCATATCTATTGAGCATCAAAAGGTTAGATGTTTCCGCGTAGTTGATGATACTATAACTTTAGTTACCACGCTTACGGCAGATACAAGTGCGGCTGCTCTGCCTTTTGATCGTGAGTATCTAAGAGAATATACCACGGCTCAGTTTGGCGATGTAATGTTTATCTGCCATCCTTTGTTTGCGCCACGATTGCTTACTCGAACAAGCCTTGCTTCGTTTGAGATAAGCACCTTTTCATTTGATAAACGTGCAGACAACAGCATTACATTCCAACCTTACACCCAGTTTCAAGACCATGAAACAACTCTTGATCCATCTGCCACAACAGGGACTGGCATTACGCTTGTTACCAGCACTGATTATTGGGATACTACTGGGGTGCAGACTGGTGGAGATTATCTTGATTCTTTGCATGTTGGCGTGACAGTTCGTTATGGTGGCAATGAGATTACTATTACAAGTGTACAGTCTGCGACTTCTGCAACGGGAGATGTTGTTGACGAACTCTCAATAAGATTAGCTATTCTTAATCCATTTAGAACAACTAACGGTAGCGCAACTGTTGAAGTAACAATGATTAATCATGGTTTTGCTGGCGGTGAAGCTATTACAATTTCTGGTGCATCTGCGGTTGGTGGTATTAATGTTGGCAACTTGGATGGTGCTCGGACTGTAAGTGGTATTATTGATGAGAATATATTTACCTTTACGGCTGGTGGTTCTGCTTCAAGTGCTGAAGATGGTGGCGGTCAGGTAACAATAGCCACTCATGCAGCAAGCCGTTTCTGGGATGAGCAGTGCTTCTCAGCTAAAAGGGGATACCCTGCGGCAGTTGAGTTTCATGAAAACAGGTTGGTTTTTGCTGGTACAATTGCAGAGCCTGATGGAATATTTATGAGTAAGATTGGTCAGTTCTTTAACTTTGATGTTGGGGATGCAGCTGATGATGATGCTATACAGATCAATGCTTCTATAGGTGATATTAATGAAATCAGATATTTGATTTCTAACCGTGATCTTCAGATATTTACTGCATCAAGCGAACTCTATGTTCCTACTTACTTGAACCAAGCCATAACGCCGACCAATGCTCAGATAAGACAGCAGACACCATACGGCATAGAGTTTATTGAACCGATGTCGATTGATGGTGCGACTATCTTTGCGCAAAGAAACGGTAAGATAATCAGAGAGTATATCTATTCTGATGCTGAGAATGCTTATGTGGCCCCAGCTATTTCTACAATAGCTTCTCATTTGATTGACAGTCCTAAGTATATGGCGGTTGTTCATAGCGGCTTTGGGTTGCCTGAGTCCTATGCCGCGTTTACGTCTAACAATGGCGATCTTGTTTTGTTTTCTTCAAACAGAGCAGAGAAGAGAGCATCATGGACTAGGGTTACAACAAATGGAAACTTTGGCTCAGTCTGTGCAATTGAAGACAGATTGTTTGCCAATGCTTATGACAAAGATGGAAACTTGCAGCTATGCGAGTTTACTGGTGATGTTGGCTTGGATTTCTATGTCTATGGTGCGATCTCTAGCAACCTTGTTGATGTAAGCTCTGTTTACTCAAATGGTGACGTAGTAGATGTTGTTGTTACAGATGGGACTGATCTTTCCCATATTGGGAGTTTTACAGTAAACGCCAGCAATCAGGTTGACCTTACGGTAGTTGCTGGCTTGGGCTTTACTCATGCTTACGTTGGAAGAAAGTTTACTTCTAAGATTGTGAGCAATCCAATTGATGCTGCAATAGGCAATGGCCCTGCAACTGGTAGTATTCGTGGCATTACGAATGTGGTCTTGGATTTGAAAGATACCAGATCGGTTTCGGTGAATGGCACTAACTTGGTGACTGAGAGTAAGTTTACTGGCAAGAAAGAGTTTCGCGTTTTAGGTTATAGCCGTGATCCCAAGGTAACGATTGAGCAGAATGATCCGTTATCTTTGCAGGTCAATGGCCTTACAGTGGAGTTGATAGTCTAATGGCTTTAGAAACAATATTGTTAGTAAGCACTATTGTAAGTGCTGGTGGGATGGTCTTAGGCGGCATTGGTGCAAAGCAAGAAGCTGACTTAACTGCTTTTAATATAGAAACACAAAAGCGGGAAAACAAAGTTCTTGCTATGCAGCAAGCAAGAGCGAGAAGAGAAGAATACGATTTGGCTACAGCTTCTAATGTTGCTGCCTTTGCTGCTGCTGGTCGTGATGTTGGAACTGACCGTAGTGTTCAAGCATTCTTGGAAAAACAAAAAGAAATTATTGCTCAAGACCTTGGTCGCATAGATCAACAGGCGCAGTTTGAGGGTTCTCGTATAAACTTGGCAGCTATGACTGAAAGACGTCGTGGTCGTAATGCTCTTTATGCTTCTTTGTTTAGTGCTGTTGGGACTGCGGGCGAAGGTTTGTACAGGGCAAAGCAAGTAAGGACTGACTAATGGCTGTAATAAGACAAAGAACAGAAATCTTTAATAAGCCTGTTGGTGTTGTCCGAGCAGATGCTGGGGCTGCGTCAGTCGCTCAGTCTATAAGTAGAGCGGCTGAAAACATAGCAGCCCTTGCTTACAGAGATGCTGCAATAAGTGCAGAAGAAACTGGAAAAAAAGCAGCTCTAGCTCAGCCTTCTGATAGAATCAGCACAATTGATCCCGATACAAATATGCCTGTAGCATATAGTCCACCTTCATCATATGGAACTATAGCTGCAAGATCATATCAGAATATGATTGATCGCAGATTTGAAGAGTCAATTCTAAAAGAATTAGAGAATAAAGGCTCTGAGTTTGCAAAGAAGTCTGCTTCGGCAGCTCAATATAAAGACAGTATGTCTAATTATGTACAAGAAATGTACAATGCTGAAGGCGAGGCTACAGCTTACAGTCGATATATCCAAGAAGCTGGTAAAGAATATATTGCAAGTACATATGCAACTCTAGCAAAGAAAGAAGCTGAAGCTGCAAAGGCTGCTTTAATTAGACAGCAGTTAATGGATGGTTACAAAGACAAAAGAAAACTTGCACAACTTATTTCTATTGGAGGTTCTAACGAAGAAATTGCTGATCTATCTGCCTCTCTTCGTGCAAGAAATTTAGACTTATTAAATGTTGATGGTGTAACATTTAAGCAGTGGGTTTCTGAGAATGAAGCTATTGATGGGCTTCAAGCACTTCATGCAAATAACGATCTTGTAAGAATATACTCAAGACTTTCCCCATCAGATCAATCGTTGTTGAAACTTTCTCTTACAAATCCCTCTGTTATTAGCAAACTTTCTATAGCGAGTGATGTTCAAAACATAGAAAATTTACAAGGCTTAATAGTTAAAGCAAAAACATCAACAAGTGTTACAAGTTTAATTGCTGCGTTTGATTCTTTTGCAGCAATTAGTGAAGAGTATGTAGAGTCAGAGGCTAATAGATTAATCTCTGAGCATTCTCCAACTATAAGTGCATCAAGTACAATTCAAGACATAGCAAGTATTGTTGCACCAATCGAAGACAAAAATGTTCAGTTAGAAGTTGGCAATGAACTTATTACTACATGGATAATGAAGAACCTAGATGTTGCTGGTAAAACTTCCGATGATATAGATATGCTTGCTGAAGCACTGATGGATGAAGCAAATCCAAACTACACTATAATACAAGCTCTTATTGGTGGTAATCAAGGTAAGCAAATAGTTCGTGAATTGCAAAACATGTCGCA